GATCCTGGCTGCTCCCAAAGGTGCATTTCAGTTGCTGCTACGCAGTAAATCTGATCTTGGTTTGTTGCTGCACCGAGATTAGTTACAACATTTGCATCAGCAATGATTGGCAAGCCCATCATTGAGTAACCTGAGTTGGCGTATCCTGCTGCGCCTGCGCCAGTTGCTACGGCGTTTGTTGGTCCACCAGCAGTAGGAACTACTAATGGGCGATTGCTGCCATCTACTGCTGCGAGTAGAAACGCTAGGCGGCGTGGGTGCATAATCCAGTGTGTTGGTGTCTCAAAGACATTTGACTGAATCTTTTGAATTGCATCAGCCAACTTTGGATATAGCAAAGCAACTGTTGGTGTTGTTGCAGTAAATGTTACTGCGTTTCCACCTGAATTTTGGATTCCCTTGAACTGGCCGTTTGAGCCTGTTCCGTTTAGAACCTGGTTATCAAGTGTTGTGTGCCATGAACGGATTAGGTCAGCAACAACAAATGTGTCAATGCCTGTTCCTCTTTCGATCGCCTGTCGGGATAGATCCTGCTGGCCCGCTATGGTTCTTACAGGGATGCTGAGCAGTGTATCATCGGCATCAGTTTCTGATACTGCAGTGTTCTGAGTTTCCTGAATTGCAGTTGATGTGCCTGTTGTCATGCGGCTAATTTCTAGCGACATTCCAGCGGGCGGTAGTGTGTGCTTTGAAGTTGCAAAATCTGCAGTTGGTCGGCCTGCGCGTGCCAATGGTGCAGCGAGTTCAACTAAGTATTGTGGAACAACTAATCCAGCAAAGTTTGATGTATCAACATCGCGGCGCTCGATTGATTCTTCGCGTGTGTGGCGTGCTAGGCGCTCTTGCGCTGCATAGTCACCACGAACTTGAGCATTGAAAACATCCTTAACGAATGAAACAGGTGCTTCAGGTGTGTATGTGCGTTCTTCGCGTGTGATTGATGTTCCACCAACGCGAGGTGTAATTACTGCTGCAACTGATGAGCGCATTTCTGCAACCTTTGCATCTGCTGCTGCCTGTGTTGTGAACTTTTCGATTTTTGCATCTAGTGCGCGTGCCTCTGAAACGAGAGCATCAACCTTATCGGTTTCCTCTGTAGTTAAGTCGGTGCGTGATTCTGCGGCTACTGCCTCAAGAACTGCATCCATTTCTGCCTTAACTGCATCACGGCGCTCAAGAGCTACATCAAGATAAGCCTTTGACATGATTCTCCTATGAGTGTTGTAATTGTTTGAGGTGGTGGCAATGCTCTCCACGGCCCGAAGGTGTGGGGTTTGCTCCGACTTCGCTCTGCTACTTTTGTAGCAGAAATTTATTTTGTGTTGTTGATAATTGCTTGAGCAAGGCGCAATGAAATCTTGCGGGCAGCCTCTGCACTTGGCTCAGGTAGTGTGCCGATAGATGTAAGTGTTGATGCCTTATGACCAACAAGGGTATCTGTTGCAACATACCCATCACGCAGTTCGCGGTATAGGCGAATCAAAACGGCTGGGTCATCATCTTCAGCATTGATTGTAAAATCTGTCTCAGGAACCTGTAGTGTGCCTTCGCGTACAACACGAACGATACGACCACGGGCAGTTCCACCCGATGAATCCCAAGAAACATAATCCCCAACAACATCTACTGCGCGGTTGTTCATTTCTTCATCCTCATCTTTGTAAGTTGAATCCTCTGTTTCCATAAACTCGCTCATCATTTCTAGCGATCTCATTATGTATTCGTGACCCTCTGATAAATCAGAAAAAATCATCTTGAGTGCGTTCATTGCTTCGGGGCTTATGTCGCGCCCTTCCTTCATTGCCTGTAATGCTGCTCGCATCTGTTCACGCGCCTCAACGCTAGTTTGCGGGTAGGCGGGATATGTGACTATTGAAACATCTCCATCTGCTAGTGAAACTTCAGTAAGTGTGCGCTGCGAACGGTCATCATTATATTTTTGGCGAATCACACGAAAAGCAAAACTCATTTGGTCAACATCTCCGCGCTCAACTAACTTGTAAAGGTCACGGCCTTCATTAGTGTCTGCAATAGTTGCATCCATAAACAAGCCACGATCATCTTCGGTCAATGTTAGGGTGCCATTCTTTGTGCGAGCTAGTGGCAAACCTTCATGGTTAATAAGCAAGCGCACATCAGGTGTCTCACTCAAGGTCTTACGAAACGCGCCAGGGGCGATTGTTTCAATAAATGGTAGGGGAACGCTGGCCTCATTAAACACTGCAGCGTATCCGCGAAGTGTCATTGTGCCATCATCGGCCTGTCTTGCTTCAACATCGCGCACTGTAAATGTACGGCGTTCAATCTTTTTCATTTTGCTCCTTGAGTCGGCTTCAGCATCTAGTGCATCAATCTTGCTCTGCGCCCAGTCTTGCGCTCTATCACTGAAGTTGGAATCTCCGCCCCATAACAACCAAGCAACTAAACCTGCGCCTGGGTATTGGGCATCTGATGGATTACTATTTTTTGGGGCTTGTCCATCAACCTTGTGACGAGCAAACCACGGTGCCATTTTGCGAACTTTGTTATCAGATATATTTCCTGCAGCCATCTCGCGTGCTTCACGCTTTGTGCCGTCAGTTAATCCATCTCCCCCAAACCCTTCATCAAGATATTTCAAACCTCTTGCTGCATTGGCTTGCATATATTCAGGTGCAGCAAATGGCATTACTTAACCTCATAAACGGCTGCAGGATCACCTGGGTCAATCGTTGAAATCTGTTGCAACTGACTTGAAGGAACTCCTGTGTGCTTCATATCAGGCAAGCCAACTGCCTTTGTAACTGCTGCTGGGTCAAAGCCAACCTGAATCAATGCAGCAGCAATCTCGGTGCGTAGCTTGAGGCCAACATCTTTTGCATCTTCGGCATCAATGTTTTGTAGTGGTACACGGTACTGATCGCCAGCCTCAATTGGTGCCATATCTTCGTAAGCGTGAACATCGTTGAGTGAAAGGAAACCTTCACGCAATCCCTTTGTGTAAGCATCGTAGCGCTCAAGAGTTGTGCCACGCAGTAGCGCATCTAAGTTAAAGCGAATGAAACCATCAGGTTCAGGTAGCAATGTTGATAGTGATTGCTCGATGCGCTCTAAGATTGGGCGCAGTGAATGTTGCACGAATGAAAGATTCTGCGCTTCAACAGATGCAAATGACATTGCACCCGCAACAGGATGGCCAAGTAGCGATAGTGGAACGCGGAAAATGCGAGCAATTTCTTCCACACTAAAGCGGCGTGTGTCTAACAACTGCGCATCTTGGGCGTTAATCTGTAGCGGTTGGAAACTTGCACCGCCTGAAAGTATGCCGATCTTGCCAGCGCGATAAGGGCCAGTGTGTGTAAGGTTCCAATCACGGCCAATGTCGGCTGCCTGTTCTTCAGTTAGCTCACCTGGCACTTCAATGACACCGCCAGGGTTAGCAGCGTTGCCAAAGTAAGAGGCTGCGTAAACATCGGCTGCCATAGCCGCGCCAAGTGTGGTGCGGCAGGCGGTGATTGGTGAAAGGCCATAGCGCTGACCTGGTAAGCGGAAATCAGGAATGTGTAAAAGTTCTTTGTCTGTTAGGCGTTCTTCATACACGCCCTGGGTGTCACGAATCTTCACATAATAAATCAGTGGCTCGCCTGCGCGTGGGCGCACAATGCGCACACCGATTGGGTCAAGCACATATAGTTCTTGAACATCGCCTAAATCATCGCGGATTGTTAAGATGTAAGCGTTGCCCTCTAACTTGAATGAAGTAACAATTTGCTCATAAAATTCAAGGCGTGTTGTTTCAGGGTTTGGTCGTGCAACCCACTTTGGCTGCTCGCCATAAATTGTTGCATAAGGCAGGCGGTTGCGACCACGGCGCACATAAGCACCGACTGGCAAGGATGAAACTGTGTCAGCCAATAAGCGAACGCAAGAATAAACTGTTGACATACGAATTGCAGATTCTGAATCTACAGTTACGCCCGCAAGAGATTGGAATTGTGGGCGGCCTGGAATCAGTGGCTCAATATATTGATTGTTAGCAGATCGCTTAGAACCTGAACCCGCCAAACGCTTTGATAAACTCATTAGTTAGCCTTCTCTGTAATCCATACTAGAAACACGCCTGCGACAATTAAAGCTAATGGAACTGAAATCATTGCAAGGCCAGTTGTTGCAAGCGTTACGCCCACAACTTCAACTGCAACTGATAGGTCAATCTTCTTCATTATGCTCCCTATACCTGAATTGAAAAGAATCTTGCAACTGGTGCTGGTGGCTCGGCTGGTTGTGTAGCGCGATCATAGCCAAAGATTGAAGCAACGGCGGCATCCACCTTTCGGCGGCTACTGGCCTTTGCAACCATAACACCACGGCTAGATTGTTTTGTTACGCAGTTTGCAACATGGCGTGCAAGTCGTTCATCTCCATCGTGGGTGAATGATTCATTCACAACGGCTTCGTAGAACTTTTGTGTTGCGGGTACCATATTTGCAGCACTGTTGGGGTAACTAACAACAGGCAAGCCTTCTTCATCAAGAACCATAAAAGTTCTTTGCCAGCGGGCTGGGTCAAATACGATTTCTTTGACATTGAATCGTTCGTCTCTAAATGTGCTGACAATTGTTTCTTCAACCTCTGCAACAGGGATGTGCCAACCTTGTTCAGCATCATCGGGGCGTTCCCATAATCCAACAACCATCAGGTGAGGCTTTTCTCCACCTAGTAACCACATCACAAGTGCAGTTGAGTCATTAGAAAAGGCACCATCAAAGGCCAAAATAACTTCTTCGCCAGGTTCAGGAAATCTATCTTTATCTGCAAGTGCTTCCCAAGCACCTGTTGGCAACCACGCCACCGAGGTACTGACAAAACAATTCAGGCGCTTGGTGCGAAACTCAGCTTCAGGTGTGCGTAGCACCGCGCTCTGCATCTCTTGCTTGTCTAGTAAATCGTCATAACCTGGGTTTGCCTCAAGCCAATTTGATTCATCACGATGATCGGCTTCAGGTGTTGTTGGTTCCCACCACGAAAAGAAAAATGTTGAATCTTTCTTCTCACCCTTTACAACCTGTTGGCCGTATTGGTAGAGCGAGTAGCAAAGAGAATCTTGGCCGTTGTTTTGTGTCTTAACACCTGCCGTTGTGATGCCAAGAAGAAGTGAGTCGGCTCTAGCACCACCTGCAAGTGAAAGCACATTCCATAAATCCCAAGAAGGCTGGGCGTGAACCTCATCAAAGATTACAAGCGGTGAAGGGTTAAGACCTTCTTTGGAATAAGCCTCTGCAGAAAGTACGCGGTAAACGCTGCCCTTGTCTTTGAACTCAATGGCATCGCGGTATAGCGTGAACATTGAGGACAGTTCTGAGTCCATTTCAATCATCCGTTTGGCGGTGCCAAACACAATGCGTGCCTGGTCGCGATCTGCTGCGCAAGAATAAATCTCTGAACCGTTGCCGCCAAGTGTTAAACCTGCAAGGCCCATTGATGCTGCTAGTGCGCTCTTGCCATTCTTCCTGGACATTCCAACCAGGGCGGTTCTATGTGTAAATCTGCCATCCTCACGGCGGGCAAGAATGTGCTTGAGTAACTCGCGTTGCCACGGGCGTAGTTCAAGCAACCTGCCTGCAGGTGATGCAACAGAATCTTTTGTTACTCTGCAAACGGCTTCGGCAAAGTTTGCATACAACTCGCCATCGCCACGCTCTTGATCTTCAATTGGCACTGGCGTTAACCAGCGTGGTGGCCAGCCTGCAACATCAGCCATTCTTCTTTTGCTGCTCTAACAACTGGGCCAACTTACCCTTAGCCGTTACTTCAGCAACCCCCAACTTACTGCGATCAATTGGCGTTAGGCCAAGCAATGAAAGCAATTTAATAATGTCACCTTCAACGGTGTTTAACATTCCAAACAAAGGGTTCGCGTATGCGTAACCCTTATCGGTGTAAAGAACAAAATCTGATTGAGCCATCTTCGCCTGTAGCTCGTACTTCTTATCCATCTTTTCACAAAGTTCAATAAGCAACTTGCTATCGCTGGTTGCAATCCAGGGTGCCATCTCGCGCACATCTGCCCATAACTTTTTGCCAGCATCGCTAAGGTGCAATGGCGCATCGCTTTTAATTTGTGGCAGTGCGATTACATTCTTGAGATCAGGCAGTTTTTGTTTGCCTGGATTTCCATTTTTGCGTTTAACTTCATTCGGCTTTGGTGCGCTCACTTGTTTCCATTCGCTCAGGAATCTAACGCCCCCGTTAGTTTCGATTACCTTGCTTTTTCAAAATTCGGACATTTGGTGCAAATCAGTTCAAACCAGTTCAAACCAGTTCAAACCCGCCACCCCCCACACATCGGCGATGTGCGCCTGCA